TTTATAATAATGACGGGAGCGTAGCTGAACACATATATCCTTTTTACAACGGCAATGAAATTGTAGGTGTCAAAACAAGATATACTACTAATAAAAACTTTAGATTTAGCGGTACTTATGAAGGTACTGGTTTATTTGGAGAGCAGTTATATGGTAAGAGCGATAAATATCTTACAATAACTGAAGGCGAATGTGATGCTATGGCTGTCGCTGAATTAGGTATTAAGTCTGCTATCGTTTCAATTAAAAGAGGTTCTTCTAGCGCTGTTCGTGATATAAGAGATAGTATTGAATTTGTAGAACAGTTTGATAAAGTTATTATTTGTTTTGATAACGACAAAGCAGGAAGAAAAGCGGCTAGAGAAGTAGCTCGTATATTAAAACCTGGCAAGGCTAGAATATTACAACTGCCTAATGGATTTAAAGATGCTAATGATATGCTTGGTAATAATAAATATGCTGAGTTTGTTAAAGCATGGTACGAGGCAAAAGTATATACACCTGCAGGAATTGTAGAATTATCAAAGAAGAAAGATGAATGGCTCGTTAGAGAAATCAAAGAAAGTATAGCCTTCCCGTATGAAGGATTAAATAAGAAGCTATATGGACTGAGAAAGTCTGAGTTGTTTTTACTTTGTGGTGGAACAGGGCTTGGAAAATCAAGTATCGTTAGAGAATTAGAACACTGGCTAATCAAACAGACAGATGATAATATAGGTATCTTAGCACTTGAAGAAAACTGGCAACGCACAGCAGACGGTATCGTATCTATCGAAGCTAACGATAGACTTTATATTAATGAAATTAGAGAAGGCTATTCCGAAGAAGAGCTTTCTGTTTTATTTGATAAAACTATTCAAAAAGATAGAGTATTCATTCATGCACACTTAGGAGTTAATGATATAGAAGAAATCTTTTCTAAGTTAAGATACATGATTGTAGGATGTAAGTGTAAGTGGATAGTCATAGACCATCTACACATGCTTGTATCATCTTTAACAGACACAGATGAAAGACGAGGTATTGATTTACTAATGACCAAAATCCGCAGTCTTATAGAAGAAACAGGTGTTGGTATGATATTAGTATCACATCTTCGCAGAGTAGGTGGAGATTTAGGACATGAGAAAGGTGTTCAAGTTTCATTGAGCCACCTTAAAGGCTCTCAAAGTATAGCACAAATGTCAGATTGTGTAGTTGCAATAGAAAGAAATCAACAAGCTGAAGATGACATGGAAGCTAACACAGCAGTTGTGCGTGTATTAAAATCTAGATACACAGGATATACAGGATACGCCTGTTCGTTACTATATGACGGAGATACAGGAAGATTAACGGAATTAACAGACGAGGTAACTTTTGAAAACGAAGACATACAATTCTGATACTAGTTTACAAGCAAAACCGAGCATTATTATTTTTGATATGGAATGCAATGGACTTACTCCAGATAAGGTTTGTGTGCTTGTAGCTAGAGAATACAATACTGGACAAGTGTGGACTTTTACACATGATAAAAATAATATAGAAGAAGGAATAAAACTTTTAGAAAATACTCCTACTTTAATAGGACACAACATAATAGATTTTGATATTCCTATTTTAAATAAGTTATTCAATGTAGATTTATTTACTGATAAAAATATTATAGATACATTAGTAATGTCAAGATTATATAATCCAGTACGTGAAGGCGGACACAGTTTAAATAGCTGGGGATATCGTGTAAAAGTTTACAAAGAAGAAGCTCCTTTAGTGTGGGATGAGTTTGATCATAAGATGGTTCCTTATTGTCAGCAAGATGTTCTAGTAAATGAAGTAACATACAATGCTTTATTAGAAGAAGGTAAAGGATTTAGTGATGAATGTTTAGATATAGAACATGAAACAACTAAAATATTACAACAACAAGAAGCAAATGGATTTTATTTTAATGAACGAAAAGGCACAGAGCTTTTAGTTTCTTTAAAGAAACGAATGAGAGAAGTAGAAGACGAAGTTAAAAAAGTATTCAAACCTAAATGGGTTGATGATAAAATAGTTAAGCCTTATATAAAGAAAGACGGAGACTTATCTAAACGCGGACTTACTGATGAAGAATATAATAAAGTATTAAGCACAGAAAACTACGAACCTTTTATGCGACAAAAATATCAAGAGTTTAATCTTGGTTCTCGTAAACAAATAGGGGAATACCTAACAGATTTTGGATGGAAGCCTAATAAATTTACACCGACTGGTCAGCCAATCGTAGATGAATCATCTTTAAATAAAGTTAAACATATACCCGAAGCGAAACTCATTGCAGAGTTTTTATTATTACAAAAACGAACAGCACAAATTAGTTCATGGCTTGATGAATTAAAAGGTGATAGAGTTCATGGCAGAGCCATGTCAATAGGCACAATTACAGGTCGTATGGCACACAGGAATCCTAATGTGGCACAAGTTCCAGCAGTAAATAGTCCGTATGGAGACGAGTGTAGATCTTGCTGGACCACACCCGAAGGATATAAATTAGTAGGTATAGATGCTAGTGGTTTAGAAATTAGAATGCTGGCACATTACATGGACAACAAGGAATATACAAATGAAATCATTAATGGAGACATACACACAAGAAATCAACAAATTGCAGGACTTAAATCAAGAGATCAGGCGAAAACTTTCATATATGCCCTCATGTACGGAGCAGGAAACGAACGACTTGGTAAAGTGGTTGGCGGAAGCAAGGCTCATGGTAAGCAACTTCGAAGACGTTTCTTTGATAATCTCTCATCATTTAAAACTCTTCGAGACAGAGTTGAACAAGCATCAAAGAGGACTTACCTTAAAGGATTAGATGGTAGAAAAATATATGTAAGATATAATTATGCGGCTTTAAATACTTTATTACAAGGAGCAGGAGCTATCATAATGAAGAAAGCATTAATAATATTAAACGATAAAGCTAGAGAAAGAGGACTAGACTTTAAGTTTGTTGCTAACATACATGATGAGTGGCAGGTAGAAGTGCATGAGGCACACGCTGAATACTTTGGTAAGCTAGGAGTGGAAGCTATTGAACAAGCAGGACAACATTTTGATTTACGCTGTCCTTTAACTGGAACCTATAAGATAGGAGACTCGTGGAATGAAACACATTAGTATAGAAGATATGAAAAGTCTTAGTAGAAAAGGAGACTTTGCAGAATATTATGCAATCACTTGGCTGTGGGATAACGGCTGGGAAGTATTTAAAAATTGTGGTTGCACAGGATCAGTTGATTTAGTTGCTATATCCCCTAATGGATATGTTAAATTAATTGATGTTAAAACTTTTCAATTAGATAAGAGATGGAAGAACCCAAGTTGGTCATCACATGTATCTAGAACACCTGAACAAGTTAGACGGGGAATACAAATACTGGGATTTAATCCTGAAACAAGAAAATTAAGATTCGTGGAGCATCGAAAATGAAAAAGATAGAGAATTTAGTTGAAGATATATATGAAAAAATTTCATCACTTGCTGGTGGTGAACCACTTGATATATCAGACGAAGCAATAGATAAATTTGGAGAGAGTATGAAAGATGCTCTTAAAGCATGGGCAACGCCTAGAGAAAATAAAGAACCTACTTTAAGAATGTCTAATATAGGTAGACCAGAAAGACAGCTTTGGTTTGATATGAACTCGCCAGCAACTGCGCAAATACATACTCCTGCAACAATGATTAAATTCCTGTTCGGGCATTTATGTGAAGAGTTAGTTTTATTCTTTGTAGAAATGGCAGGACATGAAGTTACTGACACACAGAAAGAAGTTAAAGTGAAAGGTATAGTAGGTCATATGGATTGTAAGATAGACGGGGAAGTAGTTGATATTAAATCAGCTTCTCGTTTTGCCTTTCAGAAATTTGTTAATGGCACACTAGCTGACTCAGATCCTTTTGGTTATCTTGCGCAACTAACAGGTTATGAGAAAAATGAAGGTACAGATCAAGGCGGATTCCTGGTTATTAATAAGGAAGGTGGAGATCTTTGCTTCTTTAAACCTGAAGAACTTGACAAACCAAATATAGATGCTAAAATAAATAGTACGAAGAAAACAATTAAGAGAAAAACTCCCCCCTCTAAATTATGTTATGCTCCAGTAGCAGAAGGAACTTACGGCAACTATAAAATTGCTAAGACTTGTAACTACTGTCCGCATAAATTCCTATGCCATAAAGATTCTAACAATGGAAAAGGATTGAGAGTTTTTAAATATGCAAAAGGACTTGCTTACTTCACAGCAGTTAATAAACAACCTAACGTATTGGAAATTACAGATAGATATGCGAAAACCTAGAATAAAAAGACCTAAAGAAAAAGACTTACCTAAAGGATATGACTCTAAATGGGAGTATAGCCTACATCAAGATGTTCTTAAAAATTGGGAACACCATAAGGGTTTAATACAATACTCCGTACCACATAAATACCATCCTGATTTTCTCAGAGTTATTGATAATAAAATTATATACCTTGAGGCGAAGGGTAGGTTTTGGGATTACGCAGAGTATAGTAAATACAAATGGGTTAGAGAATACTTACCAGAAGATTGTGAGTTAGTATTTTTATTCTCTGATCCATACGCACCTATGCCTGCGGCTAAAAAACGAAAGGATGGAACTAAAAGAAGCCATGCTGAATGGGCAGAAACAAATAAATTTAGATGGTTTGATAAAGATAATATACCTAAAAAATGGAGATAACTATGGAACAAGCACATAAATTAATGGATGATGATTTAGTTAATCACCCACCACACTATAATAACGGCAAGATAGAATGCATCGAAGCAATCGAAGCCATGTTAACACATGAAGAATTTGTAGGCTACCTTCGCGGCAATTCGCTGAAGTATAGGTGGAGATTTCGTTATAAAAATGGAATACAAGATTTAGATAAAGCTGTGTGGTACGAAAATAAATTAATGGAAGTATTGAAAAATGAAACAGATTAAATTACCTACGCAATATCAACAGTTTATACACCTTAGTAGATATGCTAGGTGGAACGATGATTTAGAAAGACGAGAGAACTGGCAAGAAACTGTTAATAGATATTTTAATTTCTTTGAAAAACATTTAAAGGAAAATACTAAATTTAAATTAACTAAGAAACTTCGTAATGAATTAGAACAAGCTGTTCTTAATTTAGAAATCATGCCTAGTATGCGAGCTTTAATGTCAGCAGGACCAGCATTAGAAAGAGATAATGTTGCTGGGTTTAATTGTAGTTATGTTGCTGTTGATAATCCGCGTGTCTTTGATGAGACACTTTATATACTTATGTGTGGAACAGGTGTAGGGTTTAGTGTGGAACGACAATACATTAATAAACTTCCAGATCTTCCAGAAGAATTCCATGAAACTGATACTATAATTAAGGTAGCTGATTCAAAAATTGGCTGGGCAAAAGCCTATAAAGAATTCTTATTCTTACTTTACTCAGGGCAAATACCACAATGGGATGTGTCTAACGTGAGACCACATGGTGCAAGGCTAAAAACTTTTGGTGGTCGTGCTAGTGGACCAGATCCATTAGATGATTTGCTTAGATTCACTATTAATATTTTTAAAGATGCGGTACTTAAAGGACAAAAGAAATTAGTATCTATTGACTGTCATGATTTGATGTGTAAAATAGCAGAGGTTGTTGTGGTGGGTGGTGTTAGACGTAGTGCTTTAATCTCACTCAGCAATCTCTCAGACGAACGTATGCGCAATGCTAAAAGCGGAGCATGGTGGGAAGACAGTCAACACAGAGCATTAGCAAATAATTCTGTAGCTTATACAGATTCAGCAGAGATGGGAGCATTCATGCGTGAGTGGTTGTCCTTATATGACAGCCGTAGTGGGGAGCGTGGTATCTTTAATCGTCAAGCGGCTGAGAAACAAGCGGCTAAGAATGGAAGACGAGAAGAGTATAAAGATTTTGGTACAAATCCTTGTAGTGAAATCATACTGCGCAATAAACAATTTTGTAATTTAACTGAAGTTGTTATTAAAGCTAAAGACACTATTCATACCTTACAAAATAAGGTAAGATTAGCGACAATTCTTGGCACGTTCCAAGCATCTTTAACGGACTTTAGATACCTAAGTAAAGCTTGGCAGAACAATACAATTGAGGAAGCTCTGTTAGGAGTATCCTTTACAGGCATAATGGATAGCATACCTATGAGTGGAAGAGGTAGTCCAGGTTTATTAGCAGATTATTTAAAAGATTTAAAAGAACATGCAATAAGAGTCAATAAACAATACGCTAAAAAACTAGGTATAAATCAATCTTCTGCTGTTACTTGTGTTAAACCTAGCGGAACTGTTAGTCAATTAGTTGATAGTGCATCAGGCATTCATACTAGACATAGTCCATATTATATAAGAACTGTTCGTGCGGATAAGAAAGATCCGTTAGCGAAGTTGATGGTTGATCAAGGAGTTTATCATGAAGATGATATCACTAAGCCTGAACATACTTATGTATTTTATTTTCCAATTAAATCACCAGCAAAATCTTTAACAAGAAACGAATTAGATGCTTTAAATCATTTAAAACTTTGGAAGTTTTATCAGGATGAATGGTGCGAACATAAACCGTCAGCTACTATATCTGTTCGTGAACACGAGTGGCTAGATGTAGGCTCGTGGGTTTGGAAAAACTTTGATGATGTATCGGGTATATCATTTTTACCTTATACTGATCATTCATATAAACAAGCTCCTTACCAAGAAATTACAGAAGATGAATATAAAGAGTGGCTAAATAAAACTACCAGTTTTATTGACTGGTCCTTAATAACTGAATATGAAAAGGAAGATATGACAGAAAATACAAAGGAGCTTGCTTGTACCGCAGGTGCTTGTGATATATGAGCGAAGCAAATATAATTGGCTATAGAATACTTGTAGATTCTACAGGTAAATTAGTAACAGAAAAATCAATCGCGGAAATAAATAAAGTAAAGGGTGATCTTAGTCCTTATACTTATTCTATTTTAAAAACTATAGTTAGAGTAGCTGATGTAGAATTTAAAAGAATTCACAACAGAATAGAAACAGAACTAGATGCTAGGTTATATAAAGATGATTAGAGAAAAAACAATTGATTCTAAAATATCAGACATTATAGGTTTCTTTATGTCGTTAGATAAAGAAGATAAGAAATTAGTATTTAAAGTTTTGAAAGATATTATGGAAAGAAAATGAAAATATTTATTGGTTACGAAGAAGAATATCCTGAAGCATACAAAGTATGTAAGGCTTCTATTGAAAGATTTAATAATACACATGAGATCATGCCTTTAATTAAAAAGAATCTAATTAAAGAAGGAATATATTATAGACCTGTTGAGGGGGAGAACACAGACTTTGCCTTTACTCGTTTTCTTGTTCCTTATCTTTGTGATTATAAAGGCTATGCTTTATTTTGTGATGGAGATTTTTTGTGGCGCTGTGATCCAGAAGAGATTGAGGGTTTTAAAGATGAGGAGTTCGCTCTCCACGTTGTTAAGCATCCACAAATAATAACATCTGAACACATGAAAATGAATGATCATGTCAATATACCTTACGAAAAGAAATACTGGTCTAGCTTAATGTACATGGACTGTACCAAGTCAGAAGTATTGACTGTTGACTATGTTAATACTGCACCAGCTTCCGATTTACACAGCTTTAAATGGCTACCTAATGATACAGTAATAGGAGAACTACCTGTTACTTATAATATGTTATTAGGATACTATCAAATAGACGATCCAAAAGTAGTACACTTTACAGATGGTGGACCTTGGTTAGAAGGGTATGAGAATGTTGAGTATGCTGACGAATGGAATGAATTCTTAAAGAGAGTAACATATAAAAACTTTGGTGGTGGAGGACCATTCTAAGATGAGAGTTATATGGGATAAATTTTATTATAGACCATTGCCTAATTGTGTGACTATAAAAGAAAGTTCAATAGATAGGCTAGGTCTTTTTGCTATTGAAGATATAGAAAAGGATTATGATTTTGGTACTACACATATAAAAGTACCGCCAATCTTAGCGTATATAAGAACTCCTGTAGGTGGATTTTTAAATCATTCAAAGGAATCAAATACTACTATAATACAGCTTAACCAATGGGATGATTATAAAATTTTTAATTTAATTTCAACCTGTAAAATATATAAAGGTGAAGAAGTATTACTTAATTATGAACACGGAGATAGCAAAGGTATGGTATATAGCGATGCAGAATCTAGGGAATATGATATTCAGGTGGCAATAGATGCCGACTAAAGAGAAAGAATGGGCAGAAGTAAATCAAATTTTTGAATTAAACTATCAGAAGTGCTACAATTATCGAGACTTTGATGACTTTGAAAAGCAATGGAAAGATATTTTTACAAAGTTTGGATTACACAAAAACTATTTTAATAATAAAGTATTATTAGATATTGGTTGTGGATCAAGACCTGCACTTTATTACTTCAATTCAAA